GGTTTGGAGATATCGGTGATGTTGGTTTAGGTAATGTTGCAAAAGCAGAGCAAAAAGCACAAAGAGATGCAGCAAGACTAACAGCAACAAGATTCGGCACTAAATTTAAAGGCCAGAGTGTCTTCGCAAGTAAAGAAGAAAATAAGTTTTTCAAGGAACAATTTGAACTTTTAAAAAAACAAAATATTGAAAGAGAAAAGTTAAGAAGAAAATCTTTTGAAGAAGTAGAAATTATTGAACAAGCTAGTCAAAAGGAGGCAGAAAAGACAGAAAAAATAATTGAAACCAATAATGCTGCAACTGCATTTAATCAAACATTAGATACCTCACTCTTCATTCTTGATGAAGCTATAAATCAAACTGATGAACTTAAAGACAAATTCATGGAAATAGGTCAAGGCATTGAAGATGGTATTGTTTCAGGACTTACTGATGCTGTTATGGGAACAAAAACATTAGCTGAAGCCGCAACTGGTGTATTAAATAATTTAAAGAGAAAACTTGTTGAAGTTGCGATGCAACGTGCAGTTTCTGGTATTGGTAATTTTTTTGGAAATGCTCTAAGTGGAATATTTGGGGGAGGAAAAAAAAGTAATTCATTTTCAGGTTTTCCAAATGCTTTTGAAACCAGTTTTGATATGGGCTTACTTGGTTTTGCTAATGGTGGCATACCACCTGTAGGGAGAGCTTCACTTGTTGGTGAAAGAGGGCCAGAACTTTTTGTTCCTCGTTCTGCTGGCACTATTATCCCAAACAATGCACTAGGGGGTGGTATGACAACTAACAATATGATCACTGTAAATGTAGATGCAACTGGTAGTTCTGTGCAAGGAAATGGATCAGAAGCTGATCAGTTGGGCGGTTTAATTGCTTCTGTAGTGCAGGCAACTATAATTGATGAACAAAGGGCTGGAGGTTTGTTAAATAGATAATGGCTACATTTCCATCAATAAATCCCACTTATGGGATGAGAAAACAAAGTAAACCAAAAGTAAGAGTTACTTCTCTTGGTGATGGTTATGAGTTTAGGGCTTTAGATGGCCTACCATTTTCGCAAGACCCTAAAGTATATGATCTGACTTTTAACGTGTCTGAGACTAATGCAGATGTCATTGAGGCGTTTTTAAGAAGCAGGGTTGCAGATCAGGCAAGTTTTACATTTACACCACCAGCCGAAGGGTTCAGTGCAAAGACAGGTACTTTTGTTCAATCAGATGGCTCAGGAAGTGCTGGGACAATTATCACTGTTACTTTTGCCAATCATGGTGTAGCAATCGGTGATGTTTTAACAATTACTTTTTCTTTTGACAATCCACCACCCGCTGGTACTTCAGGAGATTTTACATCTGGATCATATGTAGTGGCTACTGCCGCTGATCAAAATACTTTTACACTTATCTCTCCAAATAATGCAATCTGTTCAACTCCACAAGGAATATTATTTGCTCTTTCTGGGGCTGGTCAATATGTTTGTGATTCTTGGACAAAAACAATTCCGTATGTAAACAGAGCCATCATTAATTGCACATTTCGTGAGGTGTTCGAACCATAAATGACTAATCCTACAGCACAATTACAGGAACTTACTAATAAATCTATTATTGAATTATTTTCTGTTGAATTAAAAGCAGATGTTCATTATACAAAAACAGCAAAAACAACTACTTATAGTCAATCTAATGGTAGTGGTGGTGCTGGGACAATTATTACTATTTCATTAACTGCGCATGGGTTTTCTGCTGGCCTTATCTTAAGTCTTGATTTTACTTCAGGTACTGGAATTGATGGAATTTATACAATTCAAACAGTTGCAACTGATTCTTTTACTGTTACTGGTACCACTTCACAATCAACAAGTGGCAATGTTTCTTTCAATGTAAATGCAACAATAGCAGATCCCACTGTTTATTTATTTCATAGTGGTAATAATATGAAAGACAGTTCAGATATTATTTGGCAATCTAACACCTACACTAGGATGCCATGCGAGGCCAGTGGTTTCGAATATTCTGGCGAAGGAAAGCTACCAAGACCTACTATTACTTTTTCTAATTTACTTGGCACAATCACATCTATATTGCAACTTACAAATCAAATAACACCTTTTTCTGATTTATCTGGGGCAAAAGTTACTCGAAGACGTACATTATCTAGATTTTTAGATGAAGAGAATTTTCCATCAAATGTAAATCCCCATAAAGTTAATTCTGTAGATCCTTCCGCAGAGATGCCTAGAGAAATATATTTTATTGAAAGAAAAGTGACAGAAAATAGAAATCTTGTACAATTTGAATTAATAAGTACTTTTGATTTGGCTGGTATTAGCGCACCTAAAAAACTTGTCACAAGAAATGATTTTATTGGTGTTGGTACTTTTGTTAATGGTTAATTATGAGTTGGAAAATTCAAGCTGAAAAATATGCAAGAGAACAATCACCAAATGAAGCCTGTGGTTTGCTAGCAATAATAGAAGGAAAAGAAACTTTCTGGCCTTGCAAAAATTTAGCGGAAGGGAAATTTGAATTTTTTATTCTTGATCCTGATGATTGGGTAGAATGTGAAGATACAGGAGAAATTATTGGTGTTATTCATAGTCATCCAAAAGGTGCTGCAACAGCTTCAGATAATGATAAAGCAGCCTGTGAGCATCTTGGTTTCCCATATTACATTTATAGTGTTGAGCAAAAGCACTGGATATGTTTTGAGCCTACAGGCTGGAAAGCACCTTCACTAATTGGTCGCAGATTCATCTGGGGTAAATATGACTGTTGGTCAATTGTTACTGATTGGTTTAAAGAAACAAAAAACATCGAAATAAAATACTGGAATAGACCACAGAAGATAAAAGACTTTTTAAATAATCCACAATTTGAATATGCCTTACCAAAATTAAATTTTGTAAAACAACCTACTAATAAAAATATTAAAGAAGGTGATGTTTTGCTTTTTCAATCAGTCACAGGTAATTTAGATCATGTTGCTGTTTATATCGGTGATAACATGATATTAAACCATAATATAAAAGCATTGAGTTGTAGAGAACTTTTTGATTTAAGATATCAACAGGCACTGAGAGGAGTTTATAGATATGCAGCTTAAAAAAATAAAAGTTTATGGAAAATTAAGACAATTTTTAAAACAGTCCACATTTGAAGCGGCTGTCAATTCACCACAACAAGCAGTTTTATTTTTAAAAGCAAATTTTGAAGGTGTTGAAAAACATTTTAACGAACAAATATATAAGGTTAAAATGGGTGGCAGAATAATTACAGAAGATTGTCTATCTTTACAAGGACAGGGAGATATACAAATTATTCCAGTAGCAACAGGTTCATTACCGGCAGTAGGTTTTTTATTTACTGGTTTTGCTGCTGAAGTTGGTTTATTTATATCAGGTTTAGGTTTTATAGGTGCAGGGGTTCTTAGTA